GGGCAAACGACAAGTTTTTTGCCTGTTTTTGTGGTGGTTTTTTCAGGATGATCTTCAGGAACTACAACTACTGACGGAAAGCCTTGATCAAAATACTTTTCCGCTTGTTCGACACTATTAGCTGAAATATTAATCGTAAAATTTGATTCATTAGCCTTCTGAATTGCTAGTTTGTTTTGTTCTGCAAACTCATTGTTTTCTATTGGTTTGTGCGTATAGGTCCAGCCAGTTCTTGTTCCGTTTGCTTTGGTTAGTTGCTCAAGATGAGCAACATTGATTTCGTCATTAGTTCCGCTTAAATCCCCTGCTTGGTTGTGCCTCCATGGACCTTGTGGAAGTTTTTCAATCTGTTTAATGAATTCCGAATATTCTGTGCCTCTTTCCTCACTGGTTACTTTTTTCCAGTGAAGGTCCAAATGGAAGCCTTCGCTGGCGTAGCATCCATTGTTTTTCATAGGGCAAGCATCTGGACATGATTTGCCAGATGTTGTTGTAACTGGAATGGGACCAACTTTTTTATTGCTAGACTTTTTTGTGATATGGGAATGCATAATAGCCTCATAAATAGTTGATTTAATACTGGAATCTAGTCTGAATTGACTTGCTCCGTGTCGCATGGTCAAATGCTATCCAATTCATGACTAGAATGTCAAGAAAAAATGCCTAACATTAGTATTTGCAAGGGATAGAGAAGGAGAAAATGGCAGAAAAAAGTATAGTTTTGACTAGGCTGAAAGACTTTAAGGCTGAGGAAATAGCAAAGGCTATTGGTATCACCAAGACTTCAGCAAAGAGATGGAAGAAGGGAAAAATTATCCATTATCGTTATCACTCAAGACTGGATGAATTTTTAAAATTGGATGAAGGAACAACTGAAAACTATACGAAAGAAATATTAACAGAACAGGGAAGAATTAAAGTCTGCAAAGGATGCGGAAAAACTTACATAGCAAGATTTCAGAGGACTAAAGCTTGTGGATCTATTTGTAGACAAAAAATTAAACCAGTGTTTGAATATAAACTGAAAATAAAACCACAACTACACAAGGAATTTATAGATGATTTACCAAAGGATGAAACAAGAGATTTAATTAGATCCGAAACTATTAAGTTTTTGAACAAGGGAAGTAAAATTGAAAAACTTAAACCAGAAATTGAATACTTTTCGTTTGATGAAATGACATGGGAAAAGCTATGAAACCAGCTAAGGCAACGGATAGCAGGATATCCAGGTTGGAAGACAAGGTAAAAAACTTGTCACCAAAGGAACAAGATTTTGTACACCGATACTTGGAAACAGGGAAAGTTAAAGAGTCTGGTTTGCTTGCAGGGTTTAGCGAATCAAGCAGTGATAGTTATTGCTCAGGATTGTTAAAGAAACCAGCAATTCAAGAGTATATTTTGGAAGTCAAAAAAAATAAGGCGATCAAACAGGGCTGGACTCCAGACAAAGTCATTGCAAAGCTAGATGAAGTCTATACCAAATCAATGCAGGATAAAAGCTATACTGCGAGCCTAAATGCATTAAAATTATTAGGCCAATCAATTGGTATGTTTCAGCAGGAAAAAGAAGTTAAGCACAAGCACGAACTAAAAGTGGAAAACCTATTAAAAACATTAGAAAAGAAAACCATTAAACAGATCAATTAATATGTACGTTATGCAACATTATCGTACATATAAAATTTATCGAAAAAGCCACTCATTTTTAGGCCACTCATCCTGGGGCTGGCAGCATCGAGTCAACAGCAGCCACCCCACCCCCCTCGAGGGCGCGGTGTACCCCATGTATAATTATTAGGAGTCCCCTATTCATTTCCACCCACACCCAAAATGACTAAAGAGACCATACTTCAGGAAGCAGACAGGCTCGTTGACGGAGAACGTCAGTGGGCATATGACCACCCCTACGACAACTGCCTACGGATAGGGAGGATGTGGGGAGTAATACTGGACACAAAACCAATCCCACCAGAGAAGGTAGCCTTAATGATGTGTGGATTGAAGCTTGTGAGGGAGATACACAGACACAAGAGGGATAATCTGGTGGACCTTGCAGGATACGCTAAGGTTGCGGATATGGTAGAGAGGGAGAAACTGGTACGAGAGAAGGGTTTGACCTTGGATAAGGTATTACCTCCGATGCACTTATAGTCATGGATCTACTAAAGACGATACTGTTTTTATCCGTTATGGTTTTAATACTGGTTAGTATACTTCTGCATAGGGAGGTGAATAAGCCGAAACAGGAGAAAAAGGTAGAATACAAGTTTATCAACTTGAATATCTAGATTTTCTTGACTAAGTTTAGACAAATTGGTATAAAAGGGACGAAGGACTGTGAGCCACCCAAGTGGCGAACAGTCAGTACTATACACTAACACTATGTATTATAGGTAGGTGTACACGTTTGTGTGTACAGAGGTGACATGAGATATCTAGCAATTGCTTTATTGATGTACGCTTGCGGACCTACTCCGGCATTTGGGGATGATTTCTCCACATCCGATATAAGGACGATGTGGCAGGGGTGTTACCAGGGAGGTATGCGGAGTAATCAAGGTGCGATACCAGTGTTACTGATGGAATGGTGTGACTGCACGATAGACAAAGTGAGGAAGGAGATAGGGTATAAGGAGTATATCCGTAGGGATATGGAGAAAGATCCCCTGTTGATGTTGGACATACGGAAGTTTGCGGAGCAGTGTAGTCCGTTACCACTAATCAAGCCTCAAGAGGAAGTATGATGTACGGCAAGAAGATGAAGAAGAGTAAGAAACCGTCTTATGGCAAGAAACCGATGAGGAAGAAGTGATTGTATGATGTAGAGAAGGGATCACTTTCAGATGATCCCAGTAACTTAAACAAGTTAAGAAAAACAGCAAAACAGCTAAGGGCTTCGTTGAACCATGCAAAGGTTCGTTTAGAACAGGAGCTACAGCATATTGATATGTTGGTGGAAAGGCTTGATGAACTTAGCGAAGAAGTGTACGAGGAATTCAGTGATTAGCGAGTCACAGAAACAGAAAGAACAGCGTTTAGCCTATCAACGAGCAACAGGAATACGAATGGACTCACCCTTACAGAAATGGGAATTTCGCTTTGAATCTGGGAAAGCCGTTGCGTCTTGCAGTATCCAGAATCCGATATTGGATATCAGTGATCTGGAGGACTTCATGGTGCAAGTAGCGAATTGTGCCGGTTTTCCGTGGGTCAAGGCGGTAGATCTCTACGAAGTAGATGAAGAGCCTCAAGCCACCGAAAGTGCTTCTCAGCCTGAAGAAAAGCACCGAATGTAGTATCTGCAAGTATCTTGCGGACTACAGAATACCCCACTACGAACTGGATCTCTTTAGGAGTATCCCAGTATGTCACCCATGTTTATTGGATCTAAGCCTCAATCCAGGGGCTAAACAATACGCAAATTAATTTAATTAGGGAGGTTGCATGGTGAAGTTTATCATCTTGCCCCTTATCTTCACCTTCACAGGTGCAGATAAAGCAAAAATAGACGAGTTAGCAGAGGATGTACTATGGATGAGTACAGCCATTTATTTTGAGGCTAGGAGTGAGTCTACTTCTGGTCAATTAGCAGTAGCCTCGGTTATACGGAACAGGGTGGAGAGTAAAAGGTTCCCTGACAGTGTAACGGAGGTAGTGACACAAGGCCGTAAGGGTAAGAACGGAAAGCCGTTGTTGTATAAGTGTGCTTTTAGTTTTTACTGTGACGGAAAACCAGAAGTGATCAAGGATCGGAGAGCCTGGAATAAGGCTGTTGAAATATCGGACCATGTTTTGCGCGGTACGATTGATTATGCGGATGGTGCTGATCACTTTGAATTGAAGAATCGGAAGCCTTACTGGTTAAGCAGTATGCGGAAGGTTGCAACCATCGATAACCATAATTTTTACATTGCAGTCAGATAACACATTAGAGGAACTAGTCAACCGAATCTATGCTGATCCGGTTGCCTATTTCCAGGTTGGTTTAAAGGTAGAAGAGTTTGGGACTGGGTTAATGGTCCCTTTTGAATTAAACCCTGCTCAAATGATTGTTCATGCGGTAGCAGAGAAGCAATTAAAAGAGCAGAACATGGTCAGAATCATTGTATTAAAAGCCAGACGGCTTGGAATGAGTACTTATGTTCAAGGACGTTATTTCGCTAAAGCTGCGACTAGAACGAATCGTAATGTTCAGATTGTCACACATTCTCGCAGTGCTACAAATTCGATGTTTAATATGGCAAGACGATTTGAGGAGAACCTCCCTGAAGAGATTAAGCCGGAGGTTAGATACTCAGGCAAGAATGAACTCGTATGGTCAGACCTCGGATCGAGCTACAGTCTTGCAACAGTTGGGGGGAAAGAAGTCAGGGGTAGTAAGGTGGACCTCCTCCATTGTTCAGAGGTGGCTTTCTGGGGTGATGGAGGGAATGAATACTTACTGGGAGTACTTAACACAGTCGTTCAGGGTTATCAGACGGAAGCTTTCTTGGAAAGTACAGCAAATGGTGTGGGCGGCATCTTCTACGAGCGTTGGAAGGATGCTGAAGAAAACCCAGCTTCAGGGTGGGCTTCGGTATTTGTCCCATATTTTGTATTTTCGGAGTACAGACTTCCTTTTAAGGATGACAAGGAGAAGCAGACTTTTAAGGATAGCCTGGGCCAAGACCCTTCTTATGGTGGCGAAGAGGAGGAGAAACTCTTGGGTCACTACGCAGAGTATCCTACTTTGGAGGGGGATCTGCGATTCCAAATCGACTTAGAGACCTTGAAATGGCGTAGGCAGACCATCGATGTGCAGTGTAACGGAGATATAGACCTGTTTAGACAGGAATATCCCTGCAATGCTTCTGAGGCGTTTTTAACCACTGGTAGAAGTGTTTTTGACAAGAAGTCGTTGCATTTTATGCAACTAGAGGCAGAAAAAAGGGTTAGAGAGACACCGCCTGGCCTGTATAACATCCCAGTCAAACAGAAGCGTACTGATACCGGACTGAATCGGTACTATTTGGAGAGGGCTGATGACGAAGGAGAACTGATCGTTTGGACTCCACCTCAGTCGGATCGAGAGTATAGGATAGGTTGCGATGTCTCGGAGGGTATTGAGATTGGAACGAGAGACACAGACTGGAGTGTAGCGATTGTATTGGATGCCCTGACCTATGAGGAGCAAGCCATTTTACGGACTCGCATCGATCCTGACCTTCTTGCTTGGAAACTGGTGAGTCTGGGCCGTTGGTACAATAACGCAATGGTGGCAGTGGAGTCGAACAACCATGGATTAGTTACCCTGAAATTCCTACAAGAGATCCACCAGTATCCGAATCTCTACTATGACAAGATCCTAGATGAGAGAAGTAACCGCGCGACACGAAAACTGGGATTCAAGACAACGCTGAGAACGAAACCTGTGATTATTGATAACTTGCGTGAACTGGTGAGGGAGCGCGAGATCAAGCTCCACAACAAAACCACTCTAGATGAAATGGCGAGTTTTGTTTTTCAGAGCAACGGAAGTATGAGTGCAGCGACTGGAAGCCATGATGACTGTGTCATGAGCCTTGCGATTGCAGCGTTTGCTACGAAGCTTTACCCAGGCTCGACTCGGTGGAAGGAGCAGCGGTATCAGCCGGAGAAGAAGCGGTTTTCTCTGTATCATGCTCCTGGCGTATGATGGTGGATTGCTTCCATGTATAGAACATCTCGTAAGGAAGTACTCCCTTTTGTAGGTTGCAAGATTTGCAGGAAATTACGAGGTTATCCATTTCCTGTTTTTCCTCTCTAGTTTTCAGTTCAGAGCTTGGTACTTTGTGATCAATTACAAACGTGTCTACTGTAAGCTCGGTTTCGCAGTAGTGACACGGCACTGTACCAGGATCTTTTCCTCCAGCTTTGCACCATAAACTAATATAGACTTTTCTATTATATCCTCCCCTTTTATCGCCTTTCTTTGACCTCTCTAGCCAGCGTTGTCGTTTCTTACATTCTTCATTGCAGAACTTCTTAGTACCCCATTCGTCTAGGAATTCTTTTTTGCACTTAACATGGGCGCACTTTTTAACAACTTTTTCTACAGCTTTAGGCATCCAGCCTCCTTTTAAGTTCCAAAAAGTATAAAAGTAAGGCATTAACACCTTATACTCAAGTTAATACTTGAATAACTCTAGAAAATAATGACTAATATAGGCGTTCTCCTTGCTCTAGCAGGGGTGGGATTTCTCCCTTCTTTTGCTCACCCCTGCGACCAAAGGAATATGGAAGAAGAAAGAAACGAAGAAGAAGACGTTTTTGTTGTAGACATAAATCTTGGACCTCAGTTTGAAGAAGTCGAAGCCCAGTTACAGCGAATCTCTTACTTTCTTGAGTCAATTAATAACGCTCTGTTGAACTTCACTGATGCACTCAAGAAGCATGAAGAAGAAACGTGACTACAAGAAGGAATATGCAAGGGACCACGCCTCAAAAAAGGCTAAAACTGAACGTGCATCGAGAAACAAAGCGAGAAGATCCCTCACAAAGAGTGGGCGTGTCCAAAAAGGTGACGGAAAGGATGTCGATCATAAAGATGGGAATCCCAGAAACAACTCCAAGAAAAACCTAAGAGTTCTCTCTAAATCTAAAAACCGGAGCAAAAAATAATGGCCTACGGAAGGACACCAAAAGGCGGTGCAAAGAATAGTGTCGCTGCAAAGATAGCAAGAGGTCAATCGAAGCCAACAATGGCTAAGAAGAAAACAACCAAGAAAGCCAACGGAAAAGGCTTTTTGGATGATGTTCAGGGCAAGATAAACAACAAAATCGATAAGAAAAAGAAATCCTTTAAGAAAAAAATTCAAAAAGTGAAAGGAATGTTCAAATGAGTATCGCACACGGAAAAACTTTTCTACCGAAAAACCCTGCTCCAGTAGCCAAGGCTGATGAGAAAAAAAGCACTCCTAAAGAAAAGCCAGCGAAAGAAGAAAAAGCGGAAAGTTCATCCTAGAGTCGGAGTAAAAGGGTGAAATACTTAAAAAAGAAACTCCCAAAGAGTAGGACTGGCGAAATCCTTGATGAGATGGGAGGTGGACCAAGGGGATTCTCTAGGTCCACTAAAATCAAAGAGGTCCAGACTAAGCCAAAAAAGTCTTTAAAAAACCAAAAGGTAAAACCGAAAACATCTAAAGTTTTTGACTTATTGAATGGCAGTTGAAGAGCTAGAAGAAGAACTGGTTGAGGAAGGTACTGAGGAGGATTCAGATGTCACTGTAGTGGTAGCCGAATTAGACGATGTCGGCAAAGCCATTAAAGAGATGTATGATAACGCCAAAGAGTATCGTCAGCCTTACGAAGAAGTCTGGGACGAGGCTTATTCTGCTTACAGAGCCGAATACCCTTCTCGCATTCACAAAGCTGCAGAGCTTGCGAATGAAAGAGGCATCTTTGTAAACCTCACCAGACGGAAAGTAAATGCAGCCAGAGTGAAGATTGGTGCATTACTTTTTGATGAAGGACGAATTCCGTTCTCCATCACTCCTTCTCGTATGCCTCGTTATTTCCCACCGGATATTCCACCGAATTCACCGCCAGCGGTGCTAGAGGACATTCTTGCTCAACGAGCTATCAAGATGGAAGCTCGTATTAGGGATATTTTAGATCGAACTGGTTTCCTAAACAGTGTCTTAGACACCCTGTTTGACCTGTGCCTCTACGGCACTGGGGTTATCAAGTCCCCTGTTCTCAAGACTCTTAATTTCCCTGTTTATGAGAATGTGAAAACCGCAGATGACTTGATGGCGGTGGAAAGCCAGATTGAATCTGAATTAGTGCCAACCAGTACCTATGTTTCCCCCTGGAACCTGTTTCCTTCACCGGAAGCCACGAGTGTGGAGGATGCGGAATATGTGATCCAGAGAACCTACATGAGTAGGAATGAGTTGCTGGACTTGAGCGCGGAAGATGGATTCCTGCCATCTGTAATAAATGAAGTCCTAGAGAAAGATATTGGAGTTCAACAGACTGCAGGAACCGATAGCAGACATCCAATTAAAGATGAGGAACATCACTCAGAGGATGTCAAAGAATTCGAGGTAATCGAATTCTGGGGAAAACTTAATACCGAGGATCTGAAGCCACACATCGATATCCCAGAAGATGCGGAAGGCTACCAAGATGTATGTGTTTGGCTGGTAGGAGACAAAGTCATAAAAATGGCGATGAATCCTTTTGACGGAAGAATCCCTTTTGCAGTCTGCCAGTGGCAACGAAGGCCAGAAACATTCTGGGGTGACGGCATTTACTACAGTATCAGAGATGTACAAGCATTGACGAACTTCTGTTACGCCATGATGGTGGAAGGGAAAACCCTTTCTGCTACCCCATTGACTGTTGTCAACCCCTCAGCACTAGAGGCTGGTAGCGACACAGAAACTATTTATCCAGGCAAGCAATTTAAAATCAGAGCAGGGAATGCCGTATCAGATGCGTTTTCATCTGTAGTAATACCAGATGTCACAAACGGCCTGACTCCTATGATTCAAATGCTTGAGCGCGAAGCGGATCTGGATTCAGGCCAAACCGCAATTGGCTACGGAGACCAAAGCCCCTCCCAGACTCGCACGGCTACTGGGATGTCAATCCTTAATAGTAATGCGAATAAGCAAACAGCGGATGTGGTCAGGAGTATCTCGGATATGCTGACATCCTGCATCACTGGGGTTTATCACTGGTTGATGGTGGATAGCGATGAGATTGGTATCAAAGGGGATTACGAAGCGATTAGTACTGGATGGACACAGTACGTTAGTAAAGAGATCCATAATACTCAGTTGCTAAACTTTCTACAGACGATAGGCAATATGCCTCAACTGCAACAGTACATAAATTATGAGTCATTTACACAACCATTAGTTCGCGCGTTCAACCTAGATCCTGAAAAGATTTTAAAAACAGAAGAACAGGTTCAGCAAGAACAACAACAAGCTGCACAACAACAGCAACAACAAGCACAACAAATGGAGCAAATGAAAATTCAAATGCTCCAACAAGAATTAGATTTAAGGGCTGAGTTTGAAAAAGACAAAGCAATTTTAGACGAGAAAAAGGCAACATCTGAAGATATTAGACAGTCACAGATAGCTGAACGCCAAATGCTTATGTCAAGAGGCCAAGTTCTACTAGATCCAATCCCAGATTATTACGCTTTTTCCGCATTACTAAATGAAGAAAAACAAGAGCAATCCCAGCAACAGCAACAGCAACAGATGCAAGCACAACAGGCGCAGCAACAAGCGATGATGCAAGCTCAACAGTCTGGGATGTCACCGCAACAAAACGCTCAAATGAACCAACAGATTCAACAAATGAATCAAGGGATTGAAGAAAGACAAGCCGGAGGATTAAGTGGGAGAGACATAATTGATCAGCAGAGAACTAATCCGTCAGCACGATAATGTAGCCAACTTAGATCGTTGGTTTAGAGATCCTGCTTGGCAAACTTTTAAAGAAATTGTAAATACAGTTATAGAACAGGAAAAACAAGTACTGTTTGATAATTTAGTGATCGATGACCGATCAAAAGCCATGCACAACCTTATGGTTGGGCGTGTTCAAGCACTCGAAGAGATAGTTAAACTCTACGATTAGTTTTTTAACAATTTACGGACCTAACATTTGAGCGAAAATCAAACTGAGGAAGTACAGAACCAAGATGGCACTCCTGAACTAACCGCAGATGAGATTTGGGCGCAAGCTGGAGCAACCAATACTGAAGAAGTTACACCTGAGCCTGAGACCCAGGAACAGGAGACTGTAGAAGTTGAGGAGCCAGTTGCTGAAGGGCCGGAAGACGAATCTACTGGTGGATATGAAGTAGCTGAAGTCGAGGCCACACCTGAAGAACCTAAACATGACTACGAGAAGCGGTACAAAGACCTAGAAAAGGAATTTCACCGGAGAAACGAGGAGCAGTCAAAACTCAGAGATGAGATGATGTCTCTCCAGATACAGAATCTCAAGTTAAACCAGGATCTACAGAAGCCAAAACCGGAAGCTAAGAAAGAAGAACCCAAAGTTAATCCTTATGCTTTAACTGATGATGAAAAAAAGGTAGCCGAAGAGTTTCCTGACATCCTCGCTGTAGCCCAGAAAATGGCTATGGAGGAGGTCAACAAGATGGCTAGCAAAAATGTATTCGATCCGATGAATCAGCAACAGGAAACCCTGAAGCAGATGCAGGACAGGATTGCACAATACGATCATCAACAAAAAGCACTGACACATCAACAACTGATGAGACAGTACATAGGGGAAGACTTTAGGGATATCGACAAGTCAGATGAGTTTTACGATTTTGTCATGGCCTCTCCCATAAGGGAACAAGCTATGACACAAACACTAGATGGTAAAGATGTCGCTAAGGTAGCGCGTGATCACATAGCTGTGATGCAAGATTTCCTGACCTCATCGGTAGGGAAATCAAAATTTCGCCCTGATCCTGTAGTGGAATCTAAACCGGTAGTGAGTGAACAAAAACAGCAACGCAGAAAGGCTGCTTCAGGATTAGTTAAAAACGCTACTCCAAAGCCAGAAAAGCGTATTGAAGATATGACACCTGACGAGCTTTGGGACAGCATCCCCTCGCAGGCTTAATTTTGAAAGGAGGCTACTATGCCTATCAACGCTGGAACAGGTACTTTAACTGGGAGTTCGTATGGAGATTTGTCGGCTCATGATGCTTACACCATACAGAAGGCTATGCTCCCAATCGCCAAAAGATTGTTAACTTTTGGACGTTTTGCTCAAAAGGAAACCAAGTCACAAGGTGAAGGTTTAGAAATTCGTCATAGAAGGTATGAAAGGTTCCCAATTGTTGACACACCAGTCGCAGAGGGTATTACACCGGAATTTGACGTTTTACAGCAAACGACAATAAAGCACACTTTGGAGCAATTTGGATCTTTTGTTAATACAACTGATGTACAAATGGCTGCAGCTTCTGACCCTGTAGTTCAAATTATAACTGAAAGACAGGCGCAACAGTGTGGCGAAACTCTTGACTTCATTTCTTACAAAACTTTTCGTGCAGGAACCCAACGTGGTTTCTCAAACGGAAGTGCAAGAAATACACTTAACACTACCATTGGTGGAGAGAACGGAACACTTCCTGCCACTGTAGGTTCAACTACCTCTACTTTGGATGCTGCAATCCGAACTTTAGAGCGTAATGATGCAATGAAAATGATGAACCAACTAAATGCCGATGATGGTGTTGGAACATCAGCAATTCGTGCATCTTATGTTGCTATTTGTCATCCAGATCTAAGGGTTGACCTTGAGCGCATCCCTGGCTTTGTTTCAGTAGAAAACTATGCTGATCAAGGTGATGTAATGGATGGTGAGATGGGATCTGCCAGAGGCATTCGATTCATTGGTACTACTCAAGCTCAGAGCTTCAAAGGAGCCGGAGCTTCAACAACTAATGTTGTTAATACCGGTGGGGCCGCTGACGTTTATCCTGTCATCATTATGGCAGAAGACTTTGGCGGTTGTGCAACTCTAGGTGGAAAAGATTCCATCAAAAGTAAAGTTGTCGCACCTAAGCCTGGACCAGGAGATCCTCTTGGACAGCGCGGAACAGTGGCATGGGAGACTTTTTACTCCTGTGTGATCCTTCAGGATCTGTATCTGTACCGCATTGAGTGCTGTGCATCTGCCATTTAATTAGGTTAAAAGTGGCTCCAATGGGGCCACTTTACTCTTTACATAAAACTTAAATTTTACTTTGAAAGGTACTCATGGATTCTATCCAAGTTAGGGCATCTAATATGCCACAAACCTCGGCACATACTGTTATTAATTTTGGTGACACTATTTCAGGTGGTAGTTTAGTAGCATCAAAGACTTATGATATTGTTGTACCTAGAGGTACAATTGTTGATAAGGCTGTTGTTTTACTAAAAACAAGTTTTGACACCGGAACTTCTGCTGCATTAACCATTGGAGATGTTAATACAGCCGATGCAATTTTAGCATCAACAAACATTAAAGGCGGTGCAGCGGTTCATGAAACTCCTATTGCAAAACGCTTTCATACAGTAACTGCTTCTACTGATGGAGATACTAATGAAAGTGTGTATGTAGTTCGTTATACTATTGCCTCGGCTGGCAATGTGCCAACCGCTGGTCAAATAGTTGTCTGGTTTGATTTTAGATTCCCACCGGATACTGCATATATCACCAAGACTTATGGTGAGACCTCAATCACTGAGGCGTAATTTAGTTGAGGGGACATGAAGTCCCCTCTTTTAACTTTAATTGGACATAACGTAAATGCCATTAGCTGGCGGTTTAGTTAAACAAGAACGAAAGGGCGGTCCTGTTTTACAGGAATCCAAACTTTCTGGTGCTTATAAGCAAAGTGGACAGGGTGTTTTTACCATAGTCCGAGATGGTATGGAGATGGCAAAGGATGCGGAGCCAGGAGCCACACCATCAGAAGGTTGGTGCATCGTGGAGATCCAAACAGGAAGAGAGGCATGGGACAACGGACCAGTGCCTATTACCATCAATTCATGGACAATTGTTGCACCCAGAGGTAAAGCCATATACTTGCCTATCGAGCATCTAAACGTACTCAGTGATGCCGTAGAAACAAAATACTTCCAGCCTCAAATATCTCAACAGCTTGAAGCAAGACATGGACGAAGATTTGAGTTTAGAGTCATTGCTTGGCCTAAAGGATACGATAAGAAGCAACTGGATAATGCGATTGAACGGCATCAGGTCATCGAACTTGATCAGTGAATCGATTAGAACTCAGACAACGAGTTGAAGATTATCTACAAGATCGTGATAACAGGCGTTGGGAAGATTCGGAGTTAAACCGATATATCTCTGATGCCCAGCGCGAGTTTATCCGGCTTGTAGAATATCCCCATGTTACGGCTGAAGTAGATTTTTCCAATGGTATCCCTAAAGCAGGGACACTTTCTTCTAATGGGAAAACTGCAAAGATTGTAACGTCTACTGCTCATGGCCTATCTACAGGCGATGCTATCTACATAGACAGATGTGACCAAGCAGTCTTTAGTGGAGGTAAAGTTATACGGAAGGTGAACGATACCACGTTTACTTACCCTATAGGTAACGCTACCACTGTTGATGATAGTACTATTGTTTTTTACAACATTGGTCCCAACATAACTAAGCCTTCTACAATCGAGAAGATTGTCTCAGCGGAGATCCAAGGTGTTCAGTTGATGATCCTCAATGAAGGAGAACTGAACAGCGCGGTGTGGAGGACCACAACAAGCGGTCAATTCATAGAAGGTGTTTTCGGAACTGTCCCAAATCCATTCACAACCATACAAACAACCTTAACTGGAACTGGAGCCTACACCGAAAGTTGGAGCGAAAGGGAAGGCCACATTGAGGCGATTGTTTTTAATAACATGACCCAAGATGATTTTAGGATATGGCCTCTACCGGCTAACGATGAAAACTTCTTTATGGATAAGAAGGTTTCTTTAAAGGTTGCAGATTTGTCACCCACTCCTAGTGGTGCATGGCAAGCAGATCAGACTCATGTACTGATATCTGTTGCAAATGGGGATACAGTAGCAACCTCCGGTAATGGTATTGAAATAGCGTTTTCTGCAACAACAGACTCTAGTGGAGATCCTACATTTGTAATTACAGATGAGGGCGCTGGGTTTAATTTTAATGACACTATTACTGTTACTGATCCAGGTAACACAAGTAACACAGCAACATTAACTGTTACTGATGCAAAGCTAGTCAAAAAAATTAATCTCCGAGGGACTCCACTTTTATCGGATCTAGCCACTGATTCTTCAATCCCCACAATCTCGACTAGATACCATGAGTGTTTAGTTTGGGGTGCTTTAGAACGCGCTTTCTTAAAAGAATCTCAGAGCAAAGATGTTAACAAATCTGAAATGTACAAAGCTCGTTTCATGCAAACAGTATCGGAAGCAAAAGCTTTAGAGGGAATGGTTAGTTCTTCTAATAGTGAAGGCCGTAACGAATCAAGGTTTAGAGTAGCGAGGGTGTTCTAATGGCTGCAGGAAAATACGATATTACAATTGAACAGGGAGCTACATTTAATCTACAGATTAGTTACAAAGATAGTAATGACTCTGTAATCGATATGACTGCATCTGGAAGATCAGTGCGAATGAGCATAAAAGAGGTTGCAGGAGGTACTTTAATCGCCTCTACAGAAGGAAGTAGTCCTACGCTTACTAAAACTTTAGCTGCTTCCGGTAACAATATCATTATTGGGATGACTGCAACAAATACTACTGCATTAAACTTTGAAACAGCAGTGTATGATCTGGAGTCAGTAAATAACTCAACTGTAGATAGAATCTTGGAAGGAAAAGTAAGACTTTCTAAAGAGGTGACAACATGAGTGTAGCAGTTAACGAAACTCAAAATACTGTCCAAGTTAACACAACTACAAATGTTGTAGAGGTCACCAAGCCTAATACAGTAGTCACTGTAACTGCACCTGGGCCTGAAGGACCAAAAGGTGATACTGGGAATCAAGGGGCAACAGGTCCACAAGGACCGCAAGGTAATACTGGAGCCACTGGGGCAACTGGTGCTACTGGGGCAACAGGAGCGCAGGGTCCGCAGGGTGACACTAGTCCTCAAGGTCCACAAGGAACTACAGGAGCTACAGGTCCGCAAGGGTCACAAGGCGCAACAGGCGCAACAGGCCCACAAGGAGCGACAGGCCCACAAGGTCCGGCTGGTCAAATTCAAGACATCATTGATGACACAACCCCACAATTAGGAGGGGATCTTGATGTCAATGGAAATGATATTGTTTCTACATCAAACGGAAATATTGAGTTTGATCCTAACGGAAGTGGGAAAGTAGTTTTTAAAGGAAATGCGACAAAAGGATCAGGACAAATTGTTTTAAATTGTGAGAATAATTCACACGGAATTATTGTTAAGGGTCCACCTCACTCCGCTGGTGCTTCCTACACTCTTGTATTACCAAATACTTCAGGTAGTAACGGAAATTTCTTAAAGACTGATGGTGCAGGAAATACTTCTTGGGGTGCGGTAACAGGATTTGCAACTTCTGACGAAGCCACAGCCCTTGCTCTGGCGTTAGGTTGATATGGCAAATACGTTCAAAGTAGTAACCAAATCGAGTGTGGCAACAAGTAGTGGAAGCCCTACTACTATTTACACTGTACCTAACGCAACGACATCAATCGTTCTTGCACTCCTGATTGCTAACAAACACACAAGTTCAATTAAGGTAACAGTTCAAATTGAATCAGATACAGCTTCTGGAACAACAGGTGGTGGTGCAAACAATGCGACTGTAAACGTCATAAAAGATGTTCACTTGGATGATGGTACTTCTTTAGAATTAATGAGTGGTCAGAAGTACGTTTTAATGACTACGGATGTTTTAAAAATTTACGCAGATAATGCAAACCTTGATGTCACTCTTTCATTTATGGAGATCACCTAATGCCGTTCATAGGGAAGCAGAGTTCTGCAAATTCTAAAATAAAAAAATACAGCTATACGGCTACGACAAATCAAACAAACTTTGCAGTAGTTTCTGGTAGTGGTGATGAAATACAAGTGTTTTTTAATGGTGTAAAACTTAAAGAAACTGACGATTACACCTACTCCACTTCTCAAGTCACTTTAGGGGCAGGAGCAAGTTCAGGAGACATAGTTGACATTCATGTTTTCAGTTCCTTCCTGATTGCAGATGCAGTCTCTTCTTCTACAGGTGGTCCGTTAGGAACAGGAAATAATGAATGGTCTTTACCTGTCACTAGGGCATCAGAAAACGGACAGTTTCTTCAAATGTCCGATATTAGCAACGGAACAACAGCATGGGCATCTACAGTTATAGATCCGTCAATCACAGGGGTAACAGGGCATCTGAATGCTACGGAAGCAACAGGTGAAGGTGGTGGAGGAACCTTAGTTATTACAGGTGCAGACTTGGGGACAAACATATCACAGGTCACAGACCTTAGTATTTGTAACTCTAGTGGTGGCTCTGCTGTTCCTGCAACTACAAAAAGTATTACATCTAGTAATACCGAAATAACTGCAACGTGGACAGGGAATGAAAGCGGTTACTCTACGTTTAGTGGGGTTTATTATGTGAAGCTTACTAAGTCTGGAAAAACGTCAAACATTTTTAACACAACTAAACAGATTAGTGCAGATCCATCAATCGAATCAGTAACAGGTGCAAATGGTGATTTATTTAGTGGTTCTGTAAGTGCTTCAAACTTAGGTACTTACGGAGGAACTATTGAAGGAGGAGGGCAGGACTCCAACACAAAACTATTGTTGAATTTCGACAGAACTGGTGGAACGGACATTGAGGATAGTAGCAACACAGGTGGCGATGGCAATAAAGTCACTGTAAACGGAAACGCAGTCATCAAATCTAGCCCTTTTGGGGATGGGAAGAGTGCTTTTTTCTTTGATGGGGATAACGATAAACTATCTATCGCAAACCATTCCGATATACAACTAGATGGGGTTAATTCATCAAACACAATAGAATTTTGGATTCATCCTAAAACAATTACAACTAACGATCAGTTATTTGCTAGGTACGCAAATTCTGGATCTGCTGATGATCATCTGGCAATACTGGACGTTAGTGGTTCCTCTGCTAGGATTAAATACTGGAGGTATGGCACTAGCGGTTACACAGAGTTTACAACGAACTATGTAATACAGACTTATAATTGGTATCACATTGCCGTTGTCAATATTAATACGGCAGTCACAATTTACATAAATGGAAAATCAGAGGGGACTGGCACGTTTACTCCTAGCACCAGCAATCACGCTGGTAGTTCTGAGCCGTTCACATTTGGTTGTTGGGGAACTTCAAACGCTTTTGATGGTTACATGGACGAAATCCGCATTGTCAAAGGCACAGCCGTTTACACCTCAGATTTCACTCCCCCAACCAGCCGATTTTCTGCAAGTGATGAAGCGAATACCAAATTGCTGATTCATAGTAACCAGACATACGATTCTTCTGACAATAATTTACATATTGAACAAGTTGGTAATCCACTTCCATCCCCTACAACCACTAACAAATACGGAGGTAGTGCTTGGAGAGTCGCTGGAAGTAGTGCTTCTGATGTTACCTCTGATCAGTATTTAAAAGTTGGAAATGGGAATGCAATTTTAACATCTGGTGATTGGACAATAGAATTTTGGGGTAAGGACACGAGTGCTTCAAGCACCCAAGGTTGGTTTACCTACTGGAAAGATAGTAATAACAACTTCAAATTATCTAATTATGGTACATTAGAATTTTTTGCAAAAATTGGTGGCACATCACAAAATAGTGGTTCAACACAAAGCAGAGATACAAGCTGGCATCATTATGCAGTGGTTTATGATGATAGTACAACAACTTTAACAGTATACCAAGATGGGTCACAAACCTCTCAAAACACCAGTTTCACTCTGGATATAAATGCTTCCAGTATGCAAGGTGGTTTTTTTGCACTTGGGGCTAGAACTGATAATGGTACAGATTTTAATCAATATAGTTCTGACTGTACGATTGATGATTTTAGAATTACTCATGCAAAAGTCTACACTGGTAATTTTACTGCCCCAACATCTGCACTAACAAAAACTTGGAGTGCATCAACTGGTATACCTGCTAACTCAACGTCATCTAATGTAAAATTATTGGTTCACGGCAATCATGCTGGAACAGACAATTTTACCGATAGTGCTACCTCTGGTACAACTCACGTTATAACCCCCACAGGCGCATACCACTCACAAGCCCACGGAGGGATCGCCCCTGCAATGACGTTCCCTGCAAGCCTGAAGAAGACTGGAAGTGCTGGGGTTTATTTCGATGGTACTACTGGTAATCATGGATTAACCATTACACCTGCTAATAATACTGATCTTAATCCAGGAACAGGCGATTGGACATTAGATTTTTGGATCTACCCCATGAATACAAGTGATGAGTATAGTGGGATATTTGTCAGTGGTGCTCCTAGTTGGGTGGCAGGAGAGAGCAAAGTCTGGCTGTATAACAATGTTTTATATATTGATGAAGGAGAGGCGACCAATCCAAAGATCAGGATTTACGGAACTCTGTCATTAAATCAATGGTATCATATTTGTTTTAGTAAGTTGTCAAATAACTTAAGGGGCTTCATTAATGGTAGTGAAGTATCTCCAACTGGAAACACAAGTATATCTGATACAGATGACTGGAATTTTTCTCATAGTTCATATGGTACTTATGTAGGTGTTTATACGTCTGGTGGGTCATACTACAACTTCGGAGGGTATCTAGATGGCCTTAGATTCCAAAAGGGGATTGGTTATTCAACATTTACAGTACCCACCAAAATCTACGGAGCCTATTTCCCCACAAACCCATCCGTAGGAACGATTACTATTACAGGTGCAACTACCGATTCAACGGACATTGCTTTTACCGAAATAAGTAGCAGTTTACCCAACGGCCTAACGCTGACCGATGGTGGTGCTTCTGGTGCTACCGATCCTAATGGTGCTTCTGTATCTGCGATGACTGCTCATATCACAGGCACACTCACAGACTCCATTACTTCTGACACAACTACCGCAAACATTCGCATACAAGCTAAAGCAAATAATGATGCAAAACGGATCACAGAAGTAAACGAAAGTAGTGGAACAGGAAACGTCAGTATTACAAAGAAAGTTGGTGCGCCTATTCTGTTTAATGCACGGAGGTATATTGGTAATGCCTTGGCAAGAGACATAAACGGATTTGGTATCCGTCCTGATCTTATCTGGGTGAAGAATAGAGATAATTCAACAGCTAGTCATAGTTTAACTGATTCAGTT